GGCGTTGCCGCCGCAACACCACGCAGCGCTGCCATGACGGCCGAGCGTGCCGAAGCCGACGCACTGCGCCACGCATCGAGCAGATCCGCGTCGGCCTCGGCAAGGCGATCACGCCGGCCGACCAGCACATAGGTCACATCGACGCCGAGTTCATCGGCCGCAACGAAATACGCACCACCGGGAAGGTGTGCATCTTGCTCGAACAGGATCTGCGTGCGCTTGGCAACACCGCAGGCCAGTCCCATGGCCTCCTGGGTCAGACCCAGCCGCTTCCGTTCTTCTTTCAGGCGAATACCTACAGACACGCAATTTCCCCTTGACAGGTGCAGTTAACTTCACCACCATTCCGCTTAGAAATACACAGCGGAAACGGAATGAACGCCAAACGACGTATCACTGCGCTACGCACTGCCGAACAAGCCCGGCAGTGGCTCATCGACAACGGCCTGTCCGTGTCCGCCTTTGCGGAGCAGCACGGGCTGGACCGAAACGCCGTGAACAACGCTCTGCGCAGCAGCAGCAAATGCCGGATCGGCAAGACCCACGATGCTGCTGTCGCTCTCGGCATGAAAGCCGTTCCTGATTCTCACACAGATTCGCCCGTTTCCACCCGCGTTCGCACGGCCAAGAACACCACCGGCAAAGCCCCGGTTAAGAAGAAGGCCACCAAGACGGCGAAGAAGGCACGGGGTAAGGCATGAACGCCGCAGTCGGACAGCGCGCTGTGTTCCACTGCCCCGCCTGCAAAGCGAAGCTGGTGAAGCGCACCAGTGCGTTGCAACACCCGTTCCTGCGTACTGACGCCTACGTTTGCCCGAACCCCATGTGTGGTGCGACCTACACCGGCAGTTCGGAACTGACCAACGTGGCCAGCCCCAGCGGCCTCCCCAGCGCTCCAGCCTGCGAGCTGCCGCCGACACCCAACTACCAGCGGACGATGCTGCAGACGCGCTGGAAGCAGGACCAGGGCGAACTGCAAACCGACTGGATCGACGCAATCGAATCCTGCCCACCCGACGGCGACCAGCCCTCGGTCTGAACCACCTTCCCCTTCCACAACCAACTGACCTGGCGTCCTATGGCGCCAGCAAGGGAGCGCTGCGCCTGTGATGCGCCACAAGACTCAATTTGACGGATGGTCCTCGGCAATGGAGCCGAGCTTTGTCACCTCTCCGGCGCGTGTCGAATACGTGTCGTATGCGCAGAAGCAGCGCGACGCCGCCGAGCTTCGCGCCCTGGTCATCGCCCACATTGCACGTGGCGGCGCCTACGTGGTGCTGCCGTCACACCCTGCTGCACAGGCGTCCGCATGAACCTGTCCGTAGCTGCAACCAATCCGCACATTTCTACACAGTTTTACTTGACTTCCCCAAGGACGGGGAGCAGGATTTGCCGCAAGGAGCGTAGAAACTCCGAGTCAACAGCGGTATCCGCGCCCGTCAGCATCGCGGTTTTTTTGCGCCTGCTTTTCGTGCGCACCGACGCTTTCCTGCGTCGGGAGGGCGGCAGCTATACAACACCCGCAAGGGGAAAACTGCCCGCCGGACTGTTGACCGGTTTCTACCCTCCCGACACCCTCGGTGCGTCGCGTAGAAACGTCTCGCCGAGGTTTCCAATCTCGTCAACAGGAGACGTCTCCGTGCCTCACGGTGCCCCTTCCACGCCAGGCAACCCTGCCGCGCGTCAGCTTGCCCTCGCCTTCGGCCTGATCGCCGACACCCTCGAATGGCCCAACGATGCGTATCAGGCGTTCATTACCCGCCTGCTCGCCGTCGGTGTGTGCCCGCTCGCAATCACCCTGGGCGACGTGCTTGCCGCCTACAACGCTACCTGTGACGCCAGCGGCGGCGCGCCCAGCACCGACGACAAGGCGGTCCACTGATGGCGCCCCCTTCCAATGTCGTAATTCCTGAGCCGTCTCTGCGGCCAGTCATCGTGCTGGAAACGCAGATCCCCGGTGTCGGCCTGCGCGCATCCTTCGACCAGCGTGGAATGCTGTTCCTTGCACTGATACACATCGAATCGGACACCGCCGCGACCGTCTCGGCTCACTACTCGCGGAATGTGCAGCGCGCCGCCACCGAGGGCATCCAGACGGGAACCGTGGTCTACCTGCTCGCCAAGGGCGAGGCCAGCCGGTTCTTCGAGTGGCTGCGTACCGGCGACAGCTATCCGGGCGGGGTGAACTGATGGCCAGCAACAACGGGCACATGCCGGTTCTACCCGGCCCCGTGGATCGCGGCGACCAGGTCATCAGCCTTGCCGACTACCTGCGCCTGTGTCGCATCGCAGCTGCGGCCGAACTGCTGGCCAAGCTGCCGAGCGAGGCGGCAAAGATGCTGGAAATCGAGGCCGACCACACCTCAGCCGTCGCGAAGTACATGGCCGAAGACCTCGCCGCGATCCTCGGCCGGTCCCGCCCCGCAGTCGAGTAACACCCCACCCCGATCCCGGCAGCGCGCCAACGCCGCCGGGGTTGGTCAGGAGAGAACCATGCAACACCACCGCACCGCCGCGCACGCGGCGAATGAAGGCTAAGCCGCCATGCAAGAAGAAATCCGCCAACAGGTACTGTCGCGCGTCGAGCGCGACTATGGCCTCAAGCACCGCAGCGGCACCGAGTACATGCGCGGGGGCAAGTGCCCCCACTGCGGCAAGAAGGAGCTTTACACCAGCTACCTCAAACCGTGGGTGCTGCGCTGTGGCCGACAGGCCAAGTGTGGCCAAGAGGTGCGCGTGCGCGACCTCTACGATGACCTGTTCGACGACTATTCCAAAAGCAACCCGCAGACGCCGCAGGCACCGCATGCCGCTGCCGACGCCTACCTGGCCACCGGCCGCGGATTCAACGTAACGCCACTGCGCGGCCTGTATACGCAGGAGAGCTACTACGACCGCACCAAGCGCGAGGGCACAGCCACTGTTCGCTTCCCGCTGGTGAAGGGAGGCTGGTGGGAGCGGCTGATCGATCGGCCGCACCGCTTTGGTAAGCAGAAAGCCCGGTTCGCGCCGGGCGAGAGCTACGCCGGGGTGTGGTGGGGAGCAGCCGCACGGGACCAACTGCGCACCGCCCGCGAGGTGTGGATCGTGGAGGGCATCTTCGACGCCATCGCGCTCCTGCAGCGCGGCATCTGCGCCGTTGCCGCCATGTCTAGCAACGCCTATCCCGAACTGTCCCTCAAGGAACTGAAAGCCGCGCGCCCTGGCGATCTGCCGGTGCTGGTGTGGGGGCTGGACAACGAGCCGGGCGCACGCGCTTACACCGTCAAGCACGCCCGCCGGGCCGAGAAGCTGGGCTATCGGTGCTTGGCCGCTCAGATCGAACAGGTGGGCGAGAAGAAGACCGACTGGAACGATCTGCACCTGCGCGCGCAGGCGGCGGAGGACGGCCACGCGCAGTGGCTGGCAGACCTCGACCTAGCGCGCCATAACGGTGCCGTGCTGATGGCGCGCACGGCCGTGGACAAGGGGCTGGTGATCTACCAGCGCGAGCAGAAGACCGAGTTCCACATCGAGTTCGCCTCGCGCCTGTTCTGGTTCGAGTTCGATGCTGTGCGGTTCGACAAGATGATGCGGGAGAAGAACCCCGACGACGAAGAAGGCGCGGTAAGCGACGAAACGGTGGCGAAGATCCAGCGGGCGTCGGTGCAGCAGATCGCCAACTGCTACCCCGAAGCCCTCTACTTCCAACGCCACGAAGCTACCGACGAAAGCTGGTACTACTTCCGTGTTGACTTCCCCCACGACGCACCGTCGGTCAAAGGCACCTTCACCGGCGCTCAGGTGGCCAGCGCTACCGAGTTCAAGAAGCGAATTATCAGCCTTGCGCAGGGCGCCGTGTTCAGCGGCAGCGGCCAGCAGCTGGACCGAATGATGGAAGACCAGCTGTTCAACATCAAAAAGGTCGATACGGTCGATTTCGTCGGCTACAGCCCTGACCACAAGGCGTACATCTTCCCCGACCTGGCCGTGCGTGCCGGCGAGGTGACCCTCGCTAATGCCGAGGACTACTTCGAGTTCAACAAGCTGCGCATCAAAACCACACAGAGGTCAATCCGCATGGACATTCAACGCGATCACGAAAACTACTCCACCGACTGGCTCGGCTGGCTCTGGACGTGCTTTGGCACGCACGGCATTGTGGCCCTCACGTTCTGGTTTGGCTCGCTGTACGCCAATCAGATCCGCAGCAGTCACAAGTCCTTCCCGTTCTTGGAAGCCACGGGCGAGGCCGGCGCCGGCAAGACCACGCTGCTCAACTTCCTGTGGAAGCTGCTGGCCCGTGCGGACCATGAAGGCTTTGACCCCGCGAAGTCCACGAAGGCCGGTCGCGCCCGCGCCATGGGGCAGATTTCCGGCATGCCCATCGTGCTGCTGGAAGCCGACCGCAGCGACAGCGGCGATAAGGCACACGCCAAGTCGTTCGAGTGGGACGAATTGAAGGACTACTACGGCGGGGGCACCCTGGCCACGCGCGGTGTGCGCAATGGAGGCAACGAAACCTACGAACCGCCGTTCCAAGGAACCATCGTCATCAGCCAGAATGCACCGGTCGATGGCAGCGAGGCCATCCTGACGCGCATCGTCAAGCTGCATTTCAAGAAGCCGACCGCGACGACCGAGAGCCGGCAAGCCGCCGACAACCTCAATGCACTGCCGGTCGAGAAGCTGAGCTACTTTCTGCTCGCAGCGCTCAAGGCGGAAACCGCCGTGATGGAAAAGTTTGCCGAGCGCGTGCGCTTCTACGAAGCCAGGTTGCGCGAGGAAAAAGAGCTGCGTGTCGAGCGCATCATCAAGAACCATGCGCAGATGCTCGCACTGCTCGATGCACTGCGGCTGGTGGTGAACCTGCCGGAGAACATGGTGCGCGATACGCGCGACGCCCTGGTCAAGATGGCCACCGAACGTCAGGACGCCATCGGCGCCGATCACCGCATCGTCTCCGAATTCTGGGATGCGTTCGAGTACATCGAGATGCAGGCCAGTGGCGACAGACGCAGCGTGCTGAACCATTCGCGCGAAGAAAGCCGTATCGCCATCAACCTCAACGAGTTCATTCAGAAGGCCGGCTACTTCGGTCAGCAGGTGCCCGACATTGGCGACCTGCGACGGCTGCTGGTCGAGTCGAAGCGCCACAAGTTCATCAGCGCCAATACCGCCGTGAACAGCGCGATCCGTTCCACCCAAACGACCAGCACAACCGTGAAGTGCTGGGTGTTCCAGAAGTAAGACCCGCAGCAACAGCAAAGGCCCGGCGGGGAGTGCGCCAACACCGCCCCCAAGGCCATCCACCAACGAAGTTCAGGAGAGAACCATGCAACAGATGACAGGCAAAGCCATGACCACCCTCGCAAAGTCGCTGGATTCCAGCACCGGACCCGGAGCGGAGGCTATCACGGGTGTGCGTAACCGTGTGAATGCTGGTAACTGCGGCGAATCCGAAGCCAGCGCAACGATCACCCTGCATGTCACCCACAACCGCGTGATCGCCACGGCGATGCTGAACATGGGACCGGCCAAGATCGCACAGTGCGTGTTCGAGCGCCGCAAGGGCAGCAGGAAGGGCTGGGAGCTGGTCAAGGGAACCGACTTCAACGACGAAACCAGCTGGATTTCACCCGAGCTTGCCGACCTGGCCAGCCGCGTGCCCTTCCCCTACGAGGTGGCCAACATGCTGCCCGGCAAGCGGGCTACGGCCGCTGCCGTGGCGCAGGCCGCGCAGGAGGTGGCCAATGGCTGATTTCGTCGCCCTGCTGGCTGCGTGCCTGCTGCTGCCGACTGCCGGCGCCACCATGCTCAAGATGTGGCAGACGCGCACGCCTCGCCGCCGCCATAGCGGTCTGGCTGTGGGCCAGATCCCGCAGGCGCTGCGCCGTCGTGCCCCCATGGCCGTGCGCCGGGGGGTGGCCCATGGTTGAACTGATGATCCGCGACGCCTGCAGGCACTGCCCGGACTGCGGCCAAGCCGGCGACCTCGACTTCACCAACGTTCCCGCTTCGGTGCGCACCTACACCCGTGCAGACGGCAACTACTCGGACCACATCGGCCCGTCCCGCGACTACGAATGCCGCAACTGCGGTGCCTCATTCACGCTCACCGGCTGGGAGGCCTCCCATGGTTGATCTCGACACCGCCCGCCGGTTCCTCGCTGCTGAGTTCGAGAGCGCCGGCCTGCCTCATGTCGCCGGCGGTATCCGGGCAGGCACCAGCCCCTTTGGCCAGGGCGCGTACGTTGCTGCAGTTGCGGCCGCGCTGGCAGCGCCCTGTGCGACCTGTGGCTGCGCGAAGGAGGCCACCCATGGGTAAGCGCCCGATGATTGCGGTGTGGTTCTCCTGCGGCGCTGCGAGCGCCGTGGCGGCGAAGCTGACGCTGGACCGCTACGCCTCGACCCATGAGGTTCGCATCGTGAACAACCCCGTGGCCAACGAAGATCCCGACAACCTGCGCTTTGCCCGCGATGTGGCGGCATGGCTGGGGGTGGAGGTCGAGACGGCAATCAATTCCAAGTTCCCCACCTGCGACGCCGTGGATGTGTGGGAGAAGGAGCGTTACATGGCCGGTGTCGCTGGTGCCCCCTGCACCCGCGCACTCAAGAAGCGGGTACGCCAGGAATGGGAGCTGATCCACAAGCCTGACTTCCACGTCCTCGGCTTCACTGTGGAAGAGCGCGCACGCCATGACCGGTTCGTTCGCGGCGAGCGCGAGAACGTGCTGCCGGTGCTGATCGAAGCGGGCTTGAGCAAGCCCGACTGCGCCGCTCTGCTGCTTTCCGCCGGCATTGCGTTGCCGGCCATCTATCTGCGCGGCTACCCCAATGCAAACTGTATCGGCTGTGTGAAGTCGCAGTCGCCGACCTACTGGAACCACGTGCGGCAGCATGACCCGCAGGTGTTCGCCGAGCGCGCCGAGCAGTCGCGCCGGCTGGGCGCTCGGCTGGTAAAGGTGAAGGGTCAGCGGATCTTCCTCGACCAGCTGCAGACCACCGACAAAGGCGGCTCCATGAAGTCGCTGAACTTCGATTGCGGGATTTTCTGCGAGGAACCGCCGCATCAATTTGATTCCAGCCGCTCGGAGGCGCAGGCATGAAGGCTATCGACTTGTTCGCCGGCGGCGGTGGGTTTACGGAAGGCGCAGAGCAGGCCGGCTGCGAAGTGGTGCTGGCAGCGAACCACTGGCCAGCCGCAGTAGCAACGCACGCAGCGAACCACCCTCGCGCCAAGCACGTCTGCCAGGACTTGCAGCAGGCCGATTGGACCCAGATGCCCTATTACGACCTCCTGCTGGCCTCGCCCGCGTGCCAAGGCCATACCCCTGCGCGCGGCAAGGAACGTCCGCACCACGACGCCACACGCTCAACCGCATGGGCCGTCGTCGCGGCGCTGGAGTGCAACTCGCCCGAGGCCGCGGTGATCGAGAACGTTCCCGCGTTCCTGAAGTGGAAATTGTTCCCCGCTTGGTGTGCAGCGGTGCATGCCCTGGGCTACGCGATCAGTCCGCACCTGGTGGACGCCGCCGACTTCGGCGTTCCGCAGAATCGTGTGCGCGTGTTCGTACTACTGACAAAGAGCAAGCATCCCTTGGAGCTGAAGTTGCCGAAGATGCCGCATGTCCCCGCCAGCAGCTTCATTGACTTCGGCGCCGGTACGTGGACGCCGGTGGAGCGTCCCGGCCGTGCCGCCGCCACTATTGCCCGTGTACGCGCTGGCCGTGCCGCCTTCGGCGAGCGCTTCGTGGCGCCCTACTTCGGCACCGGGTCTGGATTGACCGGCCGGTCACTGGATCGGCCCATCGGTACGATCACCACGCGGGACCGTTGGGCCGTGATCGACGGAGACCGCATGCGTATGGTCTCAGTGGATGAAGCCAAGATCGCCATGGGCTTCCCCCAGCGCTACGTGCTGCCCTCAAGCAAGAAGGACGGGATGCAGATGATGGGCAACGCAGTTTGCCCGCCCAAGGCTTGCCAGTTCATCCAAGCATTGAGGGCCGCCGCATGACGCAGCAGCAGAAGACACCGTCGCGCGTCCTTCCCACCTGCCCGGTTGGCCACCCAGCCCGGTATATCCACGATCTACGACGCGAAGCTGCGGGCGGTGGCCACCTCATCGAATGCCGTTGCAGCACCACCGCAAAGCACCCGTCGTTCGACCTGGCTTGGGCGCACTGGCACAAGCAACACGGGCTGCAGCCGACTGCCGCGGCAGTGGAGGAACCCTTGCCGAGCAACGTGTTACAGATGAAATTGTTCGCCGCAGGGAGGGCTTGAGCATGGCGCAGATCCTGCACTTCACAGACCTGCAGCGGATCTGCGCTCCCGACGGCCCTCCCCCAAGGGCCGTCACCGTCCGCCGCTGGGCAGACAGGGAAGGCATCCGCTACAAATACGACCGCCGAGGCGGAATCTGGACCACCCTCGACGCGGTGAACGCGGCGCTGGGGTTGACGGAACCGCAGCACGAAGACGTAAGGGAAGAGGACAACATCTGATGACACGCGGCAGAAAAAGGAAGTTCAACCCAGCCATACCTGGGCACATTGAGCAGGACGCATTGCCAAAGGGGATCTACTGGCACGACGACCGCTGGTTCGTCTACCAAGATCACGCGGAGGGCGGCCGGCGTGTGAAGCGCACGGTCGCCCACGCAAGCGCGCGACTGTCGGATCTGCACGCCATCGTTGAAGAAATGCGCACGGGCGTGGGTCGCGGCACGCTACGCTTCCTCTTCGACCGCTACCACGAATCCAGCGATTTCAAGCGGCTCGCGGCGGGCACCCGCAAGAACTACAAGGGCTACGCTGACGTGCTGGCCGACTATGTTCGACCTGACGGAACCTTGCTGGGATCAATTCAGCTCGACCGCATCACAACTCCCGTCGTGCAGCGGCTGGTGGAGACGTTTGCTGCTGGCCGGCCAGCGAATCGTACCCAGCCCGCTTTGCCGGCGTACCCCAGCAAGGCCAATCATCTGCACCGGTACCTGCGGCTTACCCTGTCCTGGGGTGTCCGAATGGGCTACTGCAAGACCAACCCGGCCAAAGGCGTGCGCCAAGCAAAAGAACGCGGCGATGCACGCATGCCTTCGCAGGAAGCGTTCCGCGCAGTGCTGGCGTTCGCGCGCGAACGCGGCGCGCTCCCATCCAACGCCAAGGGCAGCTTCCCCGACTACTTGGCCCCGGTAATGATCCTGGCCTACAGCGTTCGCCTGCGCGGTATCGAGGTCTGCACGCTGACCGACGCGCACCGCCAGGTCGAAGGGGTGCATAGCAATCGCCGCAAAGGATCGCGTGACAACGTAACGGAGTGGGATGAGGCGATGATCCAAGCATGGGATCAGCTGCTGGCGCGGCGCCACCGCATCTGGAACCGGAAGGGCCGGGCGCGACCTGTTCCGCTGCGCGCAAGCGACAGATTCTTGCTGGTGGAACGAGGTGGCGATCCCATCACCAAGTCCGCCCTCGACAGTGCCTGGCAGCGCTTTATTACCGAGGCGGTTCGCGTCGGGGTGATCTGCAAGAGCGAGCGCTTCGCACTGCACGGGCTAAAACACCGGGGCATCACCGACGGAGACAACAAGGCTGCAGGCGGCCACGTTACCGAAACGATGCGGCAGCGCTACGACCATGAACTGCCGGTGGTTCAACCGCCCGGCAGGAGAAACGCACTTGAGCGTGGAACCACTTAATTTTTCCGGCAATTTTTCCGGAGACACAAAAAAGGCGCCGCGAGGGCGCCTAAGTCGTTGATGCAATTGGTGGGCCGTGAAGGATTCGAACCTTCGACCAAAAGATTAAAAGGCGCCGCCCTTAGAGCGTGCAATCAAGGACATACAGCCACTAATTTTTCCGGTGGCAGTCCGTGAAACCCCCATCGAGCGTGGCTCTCACTTCGTTTTTTTCCGGCGATTGGTACCGGCGCGACGCTGCTCTGGCGCCCCGAGGCTGAGCGGCCATAAAGGCCCCCGGTCCGGTGTAGACATCGTGCGCCGGCATCCCTGGCCGGCACAATCGGGGAACGGCGCGCGTCGCCGTGGGCGACTCCCTACACGCTCCGGGCACACAGATTGCCCCTACGCTTCGCGCATGTGCGGTCGATTCGTCCAACGCCCTATCCTCGACTTCGGCCTGCCGTCGCTGGTCGACCTCGCGTCGGCGTTGGCCGAGATCCCTCCCAGCTACAACCTGGCGCCCACACAACGGGCGTCGATCATCCTCGACCGGGGAACGGGCCGGCAGGTGTCCCGGCTCGCATGGGGCCTGCTGCCGTCCTGGGCGAAGGCCAAGAACCTGCAGGGATCTACCTTCAACGCCCGGATCGAGACGGTGGCCACCAAGAACTCCTTCCGGGCCGCCTTCAAGAAGCGTAGGTGCCTGGTGCCGATGGCCGGCTACTACGAGTGGTCGATCAGTGACGTGGACGGTAAGAAAGACCCATGGTTCATCCACGCTGACAGTCCGCTATGGGCTGCAGGACTGTGGGAGGACGCCAGCCCCCTACTGCCCGACGACAACCTGGGCACCTTCACCGTCATCACCGGCGACAGCAGCGGCGTGTCGGCCGATATCCACGACCGGATGCCTGTCTGGATCGACCCTGGCCAGCTCGATGCGTGGCTCACCGCCGAGCCGGAGGACGCTATGGCCATGCTCTTGGCGTCCAAGGCGCCCGCCATGGGGGCGTATCGCGTCAGCCGAGCCGTAAACACCCCGCGTAACAACACCGAACAGCTGCTGCAGCCGGTCGGCTGAACTAATGCCGGCAAGCGTTACCCCTCCCAACCGAACGGTGGCTTGACGTGCAGCTTGGCCAACCTGTTCGCACGTACCGCCTCCCGGTACGCCTCGATCTTGGCCACGTCCTCGCGCAGGCGCGCCTCATGCCTGGCCACCCACACCTCGGCGCCGGCGCGGCCCTGCTCGTAGCTGGTACACCAGCGGAACGGCCCGCCGGGACCATGCCGGTGCCGATCGAGGCTGGCGATCCAGATCCCGTCGCCCACCCGTTGCGCCATCGCAACCACCCACACGCCGTTGCAAGCGATGACCGTCGGTGCCTCGTTGGGGAGGCTGGCAGAGCGCGTCGTCCAGTAGAAGTCGGGGGGCAGCGGCATGGCGGGGAGGATACGGCTGGCCGTCGCAAACGCTGCGACAAGGGAGCGGGCAGCAGGCGTGAGCGTGTGCGGCGGCGGGGATGCTGATGGCCCCTTACGCGCGATAAGGTGCAATTTTTCAGGTGACCACGGGAAAGAGGTAATAAAGGTAACCACCCTGAAAGAAGTGACCGATTCACATTTAAAAACAATGACTTATGTTGAATTTATCAAGGTAACAATTGGGTAACCTCTGAGTAATCCCATTACCTTCTTCAGAGGTAACATTGGCGGAGCAAAATTTCCTTATGAATCAAAGACATTACTTTGTAGGGATCGAAAAATTACCTCAAATCACCTCAAAAGGTAACCACCACTTTCCCTTTTCTATCAGTCACTTAGAAGAGTTTTGGATGCGCGTGTTACCTGGTTACCTCGTTCCCGTGGTCACCTGAAAAATCGCCACAGGCCGAAGGTGGCCAGAGGACGGCACAGAGCGCCCCGCAAACGCCCCCTGTCGCGCAGGGAACCGCAGGGCCAGCCGGTGCCAGAGAACCCCGGAGAACGCCATACAGGGCCGGGGCTGGGCCTTGCTGCAGGCAGTGCAGAAAAAGCACCCCATGAAGTGCGCAGGCGTGGCGGGGAGACGAGTGCGCGCGCCGGGCTACGCGGTTCATTTCAGTGAACGCCTGTTAACATTCACCTTCCGATAACTTCGAAACAGGACTTCGAAGATGCTGACAGTCCCAATCTCGGCTGACGATGCGGCCAAGATCCTCTCGAGACCCGAGGGGCACTTCATGGATTTCAAGGCGATTGAGATCGCTCCGGCCAAGCTCACGCGCGCCATCTCCGCATTCGCTAACGCGGACGGTGGGGAGCTGTTCGTTGGCGTGGATGAGGCGCAGGGAAGGATGTCCTGGCGGGGCTTTGGCGACGAAGAGGATGCGAATGGCTTGGTACAAGCCATCGATCAGGTTCTACCGATCGGAGCGGAGTGCCGTGTTGAGTTCTTGGCAGCTGAAGGCCTGCCAGGAGTCGTTGTCCACATTGAGGTCAGTAAGACGCGACAGATTGTCAGCACAGCAGCTGGCGACGTGTATCAACGCCGGTCGGCGCAAAATATGCCCGTCAGAACCCCCGAACAGCTGGAACGTTTGCGGTTGAACAAGGGCCTAGCCTCCTTCGAAACCAACACTGTTGCTGTTCCTCTAGATCTCATAACCAATGGAACGCCGATCATCCGCTTCATGCTGGACATCGTCCCGCATCAGGAACCCGAAGCATGGCTAAGGAAGCAGCTCCTCATCTCCGGCGAACTGCCTACCGTTGCTGGGCTGATCCTATTTGCGGAAGAACCCCAGGCCGCGCTTCCCAAGCAGTGTGGAATCAAGATCTACCGTTACAGGACATCGGACGATGAAGGGGTCCGTGAGGCTCTCGATGGACAGCCGCAGACAGTAGAAGGTTGCGCCTACGATCAAGTGTATGAGGCAGTAGCGAGGACCAAGGCCATCGTCGAAGGCATCCGGAGGATGACCCCCGAGGGGCTGATCGAGGTTGAGTACCCGGAAGAAACACTGCATGAGATCATCACAAACGCAGTGTTGCATCGCGACTACAGCATCCCTGATGACATACACATCCGAATCTATGACAACCGGATTGAGGTCCAAAGTCCTGGCACTTTGCCAGGTCACATTACGCCAGCCAATATCTTGAACGAGCGTTTCGCTCGCAATGGCAGCATTGTTCGTGTGATCAATAAGTTCCCCAACCCGCCCAACAAAGATGTCGGTGAGGGGCTAAACACGGCGTTTCGCGCAATGAACCTGCTCCACTTGAAGGAGCCGATCATCGATCAGCGAGAGAATGCCGTCTTGGTGACGATCAGGCACGAACAGCTTGCGTCTCCGGAAGAGCGAGTTCTTCAGTACCTCGAGACGAATCCACAAATCAGCAACGGTGTCGCGCGTGAGGTTTGTCTGATTCGCGATCCCTTGGAGATGCGCACCATCTTCTCGCGCATGGTGAACGCGGGGATACTGGAAAAAGTGCCGGGGAGCGTCACAAGCAACACCGCCTATAGAAAACGCGTCAACTAGTGGTTGAGTGCAAGGCGCCTGCTCGCGCAGGCGCCAACTCTAAGACTTACCGAACAACTGGCTTTTCGCTCAACCTAGCCCGCGCCACGTCGTAATAGTGGCCGGTCATCTCGATGCCGGTCCAGCTGTAGCCCTCAAGATCCGCGGCCACCAGCGTCGTGCCCGATCCGGCAAAGGGGTCGAGGATGCGCCCGCCTTCTTCGCAGATCCGCACCAACTGGCGCATGAGGTCGGTCGGCTTGCCGGTCATGTGGTGCTTGTCCAGCTTGCGGACCTTCTCCCGCACGACGCCAGGCAACACCGGGGCACGCCGGCCGAGGGGCATATGACCCTTGCTACCCCACACGACGTACTCGGCTTGGTTACGGAAGCGGCCGAGCTGCGGCCGCACGCCCTCGGTCTTGTCCCACACCGCCACACCGCGCCAGGTGAAGCCAGCACACTGGAGGGCGTCGGTGGTCAGGGGCAGCTGCCGCCAGTCGGTGAACAGCAGCACCGGCGCGCCATCCCGCAGGACGCGGTTGCATTGCGCCAACCACAGCTGCATCCACGCCAGGTGCGAGCGCTGGTCGCGTTCATCGCTGGGGAAGTCAGCATGCAGATACGGCGCACTGCTCTGCATGTACTTCTCGTTGGGGCTGCGCTGGCGAG